TTACAACATTGTTACTGACAGCTCCTTGCCTAAGGCGCGAGCAGCTATTTGCACAGCATCAATTTTTGTCGCGTGCTTTAAATCGAACAAACGGGTAATTTCCTGCTTAGGCCTACCGATCCGGTTTGCCAGCTCCTGCTGGGTGATTTTTGATTCAAGAAAGGCATTTAACAAAAGAACCTTTGACGCAATGCTCAGGGGGATTTCCACATAGTCACCTTCAGCGCCAACCGCCGAAGGTAAAGGAATCGGTTCGTTGTCGTCGAAATAGAATTCAAAAGCGGTCACCAATGCAGACTGCGCAGCCAGCAAAGCCCCATGACGGGTTTCGCCCTGAGTTAATGCTTCAGGAATATCCGGGAAAGAAACCACGAATCCACCTTCCACGGCGGGGATTAGATTAACGGGATAACGCATGATTTTTTCAAAATCTCTCATATAATTAACCTTATATTGATGATGACTGTAAACCAAGCTGCTTCAGGATCGATTTTCGCAAGGCTTCTTTTATTTCATCACCAGGATGCCAGGGCATAACGCTACGCCTTCCGTGATACCTCAACTTCAGATGATTTGAGCCGTTTGTAACAACCACTCCCTGAGATTCAAGCCAGCGTCTGAATTCACTTTGCTTCACTGCGCCTCCTGTCGTCTATTATACGCACAAAGTAAACATTTATGATTACTTTTTTATTGCCTCACTAGTGATAGCGTAAAATCACTCGCGTGGGGAGGACGCGATTCAATAACAGGAATCCAGGTTCCAGATTTCATATCAGCCAGGCCAACCTATAACAGCGCGACAACTGTTATGGTTAAAAAGAACTGTTCTGTTTCTGCCTTCCATTGCTTCGCAGCCTTAGAATTGCGCTAAATCAATTTTGCCTGCGGAGCTAAGCATGTTCGGTCTTGACGCGTTTCACCTGGCGAGGATGCAGATTGCATGAGATGATAATAAGCTCTTTAAAATCAGACAATTAATCACATAACTTCCATAAATAATCACTTCAAATGCACTCACATTTTTCTCTTAAAACTCAATCAGATAGAAAAAGTTTTGGGGAATGGACGTAGAATAAAAAGTAAACAAATTCGAGACATTTTTACTCTGGTTTTTCTGGCCAGTTAATCGCGTCGTATGACTTTTTGTCGGTGATATGACTCAAATCAAGCCGGCGTAGCTCAGAGCGATAAGCACGTAAGGCTGTCAATTCAGATTCCTCTTCTGAGGTGATATCGCCATCCTCCTGAGCAGCCTCCAGCCAGTTAATACGCTTTGTAGCCTCAGCCATACGAGAGTCACGATCCGCTATCGCCATCGCCTGATAGTCACGGATTTGCTGTAATTTCCCATCCTTGTAAAACCAGTCATCACCCAGCGTGACGGATAAATTTTCCTTCGTGTTTGGAAGCTCCACCACGCTTAGATTAACCGGAAAAAAAGCATGAATGTTTGTCGAGAATGTTTTTACTCTTCCTTCATCGTCATAACCAATTTTAAGCGTGTTAAATTCATCAAATAATGCTTTGGACTCATACCAGTCATTTCCTTTTTCATCACGCAAATACATCACGTTTTGACCGTCAATACTCTTAGGCTTGCTTGGATCATCAGGCGTGTAGGTTGAAAATCTCCCAAACTCTTGCATGTGTATTTCCTTTTATATTAATTAAGAACATACCAGACGTTATTCACGAGTCTCCGCGTGTAGCGAATGATAAAATTACCAACGTTACTGCTACCACCAACCATATTAAAGTTGTACATGGCCGCACCATCCGTTGCTCGCGGGTATCCCCATCCATCTCGGAATGCAACCTCAGTAGGGGCTGTAAGGTCGATACTCTGTACGAAGTTTTGCAATACCCAGCTTTGCGTAGCATATCCCTGTGCACCTACCCATTGCTGAGTTGCGTAGGCCGATAAATCGATTGGCTGCGGGTTATTAGGTGAGTAAACTCTGTGCCCTTGGTCATATACAGAACCAAAAAAACAATCTCCATTTGGATGAATTGATACAGGATTGGAAACCCACGTTCCGTCATCATTATAAAAATGAACGTCAAAGTTCCCACTGTAATAACCATATGCACAGCGATTTGCGCCACTTGGGTTATAATGATTAATCATATAACCACCAGTTGGTACAACATCGTAAATATTTAAATTTTTAGCAGAAAAACCATCAACTTTTAAATTACCATTTACCGTTCCGCCGGTGATTGGCAGCGCCCCGACATCAGCAGCAGAAGTGGGAAGTTTTTTCGTAACCCATATACGCGCCCCTCCTCCTGATTCTGTAACACATGCACAAAATGTGGTTTCAACAGTATTAAAATCAGTGGTAATTATAGATACGTCACCAAAAACATTGCGCACTCCTGTAACATGGATATACACCCATCCACTTGGTGACACTATTCCAGAAGGCTTGTTGATCGATGATGCTAAGGAAATAAGCAGCGTTTCCCCTGCTGCAAATTGATAAGTGCTGAAATCGAAACCTTCGATTATTGGCAACGCACCTAAACCAAATCCGCGATCGCCTACTCTTAGAACATGGCCCGGAGTGCTGTCAGTTGTTGATGTTGTTACATCACAAAAAGCAGCCGTTCCTAGGCCAGCGTAAATGGCTCCGGGATTTGATACGTTAAAAAAAGATTTTGTTTTGTCCAGCAAACACACCAGAGCAACATCTTTCAGGATGTCGTTCGCTACCAGTTCCGCTTTATTCCCTTTGTAGAGCTTAAACGTACCGAGAACGCGCCCGCCCATCGTCAGTTGCAAGGTTGCAGCGCCGGTATTGTTCTGGGTTGGATAAACGACAATCGGTGTACGCAACGTCCAGTCAGTAGAGCCATTCACAAAGTATGTGGCCGGAAGTTCCAGCGTCAGCGCATTAGCGGTACCGCCTGCAACTCCGGAAATATAATGCCCGCTCTGAAGCTGCTCAATCTGAACGAACTGGTTTTCTGAACCTCGAGTGGCAAAGTTTCCGATTACATCATTCAGTGACCAGCCTTTCGCAGTAGTTCCTTCCTGGGCGCGAATTACAGTCAAAATATCGTTACTCACAGCTGTAAGGTGGCAAATTTCGAAGACAGTTTCTTTGGCATCTGTGAGCGTGATTTTTGCGTAAGTTTGAAGGCTGTTTGACGTGTTGGAATAGTCGTAGGTTAGCAGTCCCGAAAAAAGCCCCCCTGTGCCGGGCATGACCTGAATTGTCGTCTGGTTTGCTGTGATATCCGCCGCCAATGCTGAAACCACGTTGTTCCCGAATCCCGTAATCATTTTTCAACCACCGTTGTCGAATATGTGTAAATAAATGGGAGATTGACCAGAGACTGATCTATCGCGTCTTTAAGGAAATAACCGACGCCGTTTCCGTAATCCGGAATGACTATCGAGAAAACACCAGAATCTACCGTCACGCTGACGTCGAATGAGCTTTGTACTGGCGGGTCAATACCGTTGGCTCCATGTATAAATCTCTCCACGCGCCGTTTTAGCCAGTTGATGCAGAAGTGCAACCCGTCGCCCTTGTAAAAATTCCACGTCAGTATCCGTTTAAAATAATCATCAGGAACATACGATGCTGAACCCGGAATATAGTTTTTCATCCTTGCATAAGCGATTGAGTTGTACTCAATGGTGTTATAAGCCCCTCGTGCAATCGCATCTTCGGAGACCTGTAGTAAAGGTCTATCCTGCCCATAGATACCTAGTGCCACCCAATCCAGAAGTTCTCCGATAATTGCCGGAGACGTCCAGCATGGCAAATTAAGATCGTTCAACGAATCCAGATATCCCTGGGCTATTTCGTTATAGGCATCGAAGAAAGCGACGACATTGGGGTCGTCGTTATATTGCGTGAAGGAATAAGACGGGATTATTTTATTAACTGGAACCTTCATATTGTTTAACCTGAACCTGCGAAGATGACGTTGAAAAATAAGAATATGTATCGCCATACACAAGGCTAGAATTCGCGTCCGGCGGTTTGATTGCGCCATTTATTCCTATCTGTACCTGGATCATTGAAATCATCGATGCAGGCACCAGACTTGCTACTGACTGCATGAAGATATCCTGAATCTCGAATAGGTTGACTGGTTGTCCAACAGCAATGGCATTGACGTAATCAGCTATCGGTTGCTGTACCGCTTTTGCTATTCCATCTGGGTCAATGTAAGTCGTTGAAGCAGTATTCCAGGTAATCAAAACAGTGGCGTTCTGAGATGAAGGGACAACATACGGTAACGTGTAGGTATCAGGGTAAACGGAAATTTGAACCGTTTTTTTCTCCACAGGAGCACCTGACGGGTTAGATACGTCATTCGTCAGAACAGAGATATCTGGTACTGCTTTGAAAATGGCATACGCCACCTCAAAAGGATCCCCGCCACCCACTACAGCAACCCATTTACCGAGAGTTGACTGCCTGAAAGAAATCAAGTTTCCCTGAACGCCGTCAACCTTCTCCAGTTCGGTTCGAAAACAGGTTGGTGTTCCCTCCGCAGTCTGCATACCGGATTGCATCACCTGAGAGCGATAGGAGGAGTATGATTGTTCTCCTGCACCGGGAAGGCCAGCAGTAAGGTTAGTGCATGTCACTTCCTGTGTCTTCGGTACCGACGTGATGACCTGCGTCACGCTTCCGGCAGGTACCGCCCACGAACCCTCTGAAGTTGCCAGGCAATAAACGGGTGCCGTCTGGCCGGACGTTGGAATCACGGTGTCGCGTACAACTGAGTACTGGTTATTACCGTCAGATACGGTGAAACCTTTTGGTATCGGAAACCCCGGCAGGCCGGAAAAAACCACGTATACCGATGTGTTCGTCCCTTCACCCTGCTGCACACCGTAGATATTACCCAACTGCATCAGCAATGGAATATTCGCCCCGTACGGACTACAGGAGTTGATAAGATCAACACGAGCCTGGTCGATGAGCGCTATGGCTCCGGTTGCAGTACTTGCAAGATCGGTAATTAACCCTGCAGGCAGATTTGCCGTATAGCCTGGTACTTTTTGCGAAACTCTGCTGATAAGATTCGCCAGAAGAGTTTTTGGTGGTGTGGGCTGCGCCCCCGCTTCAGTCATGATAATGGGTAGATCAGACATATTCTCCCCTAAGGATAATTTATGAGAAATGTTCTTTTATTTGCTACGTTTCTGTCTTCTTTCTGTTTAGCTGATGCAATCGCTTACGAGCTACCAGTTAATGCTCTTACTTATGGAATGACATCAACCTCAAATAGCGCTGAAGATGCTCCATATGAACGGTCTTTTGCATCATCTGAATTTGTTATTTGCAAAAAAAATGCTTCAACAAGAGGGCAAGCTGACTCTTGCTACAGTGATGCAATTGATCGTGTTGCTGCGGAAATTAATGGTTTGATGAATACAATTGCAGATTCAAAAAACCTCCCAACTGACGCAAAAGTTAACTACATTAAAAGTGTCAAAATTGATTTAAATCGCATCGATTATTTATGCGACGTTTTTAATGTTGGCGAAAATGGCAAGGTTAGCAAAGAACAAAGTAACGAAGGGATAACATCAACCTATTTATGCAAACTTAATAGGCTAAGTATTTTAAAGCAAAATATAACTCAAGCTGTTAACGAGTTATAAACTTATACCGCTACATTCCTCTGAAAGCTGACTCCATTTCGAAACACAACCGCAATGTTGTAGGTGGGGTTAGCTTCCCCATCGACCTTAGTGATAGCCAGAGATGCAAAATACCCTGCAAATTGTTGCTGAGTCATGTTGACGTAATAATCCGGGTAAATCTGCTGAACGATCGATTGCTGAGCCGGTATGCCGAATTGCGCATAAAATGGTGATTCACCCAGGCCAAGTTTCAACGTCTGTATAAGCGTGGTCAACCAGACATACGATGAGTCCCCATTTTCATCCGTCTCCACAGCCACCCAAGATTTCTTTCCGTTCTCATCAGTAACACGTCCCCAAGTCCTCATATTTACCCCGCTTTTGGTTTTTCAGACTGAATGGTACTTCCCCCTCTCTGAACATTTTTAACATCATGTGGGTGATTTATAAGGCTTACACCACCCGCCACAACGTCATTTGTGACATCCATTGGCCCAATAAATGTCGCTGTCGTATCCGTCATCTCGCCAGGATCCTGAACTATAGGGCCATTAAAATGTAACGTACCTCCACCCAAGTAAATATCCTTTGCATTAAGGTAAATTGCGTCAGCTTTTTGGGTAATTTTCCCTGGTTCGACTGTTATTGAACTGGCACCATCCTCCGTTTTTAAAATGGCACCGTCCGGCCCATAGAGAACGATCTTGTTTGCATCCTCTTCCGACCAACCAGCATTGGACACAGGTACAAAAAATAACGGTACCAGAGACAAAGAGAATGCACGATTTGCAATCCCGGTACCAAGTCCAGATACACCGCGCAACGAAACGTCAGCAGCTACGGTTACACCTTTATCTCCTATTTGAATCGGGTAACGGATGTAAGGAAAAGTGGCAATTGGGATTGTCACCTGTGGGTACTGTATCCCATCTGGTAGCATATCGAACTGAACCGTGACGATTTGCCCCTTAACAGAGACCACGTGACACGGAAGGGAGCGCCCTTCAATCGCTACGCGATCATCACTTTGTGTCCGGACAACGTCCATCAACCCCTTAACAAAGGGATATTTCTGTGCATCACTCATGTTGAATTTTTCGCCAGTACGACAGCTTCATAAATAGTGTTCCACGCGTTGTTGCTGTCAGGATTGAGATAATCCCCAACGTGGCGCACCGATGTGATTAAAAATTTTCCTGTGAAATTAACTGAGTCCCGTAGCATTGAATAAGAACGGTCGGTATTAACTGACAATAACGAACCGGGACCGGAAATAATATTCTGAGGAAGTTTAACGACATCTCCACAACGAAGTTCTGCTCGCATTGGACATTTGAAGGAAACACTTACAGGGCCGATCCACGTCGGTTGACCTACCAACTCCTGTGGCAATATCGAAATACCATCGCCAGTAGCCGTGGTGTTGTCGAAAACCCGAATTATGCGGTTCTGCATCACCATCTGCACGCCGGTATAGTCGTCGGTATTTATGATCGAAAATGACTTGCTCCGGATAGTGGTCGCCAACTGCCCAAGGCGGTTGTAAACGCCGACACCATCTTCCGCCAGCGCGAGTTTATCGCTAATTGAGATGTCGATCTTGAACTCGGGAAATGCTGCGGTCAACGCACGCTGGAGAACAGCCCCCAGAGTTTCCCCTTTTTTACCGTCCAGGGTGATGCTTCTTTCCTGACCTGCGTCATTCAGCAGCGGACTCGGATTCACAATAAGGTTCAACGTCTGATGGGTACCGATCCAGTTAGCATATGGATTGTAGATCTGCCCGCTAATTATTATTCCTTGCTGTTCAGGGTTAGCCAGTGGCAATCCCTCACTGAACCCGGCAAAAACAGTAACCTGACATCCGCTAAGTTGCACGCTCTGGCTGAGCATGGTAATCGGCAGCCCATAAATCACGATCAATGTTCCGCTGTTGACTACATCATATCCTGTGATGAGCGCGTCAAACTCGACCTGCAAACCTCGTCCTGGCGATTCTGACGTATCAAACGGGCCAATAGGATTGCCAGCGCTATCCAGTGGCGTTTTTCCATCTTTATTAGTGATCTCAATTCGGTAATAGCGCATCAGGTTGCCTCAAATTGGTTGCTGCTCACCCGATAAATTAGTGTTCCTGGCGCACAGGGTAGCGCCAGATTAATATCATAATTATCTGAAGAGCCGACCATTGGAACGTAAGTGATCACCTTGCCCTGCCCATCTGTGAGTTTCACATAGTAGCGATTGGCGTAAAGGTTGTATGGCACGGTACCAAATACTTTTATTCCCCCAACCACGGTCTGGAACGTAAACGGCGTCTGCCCGTCAGGTTTAAACGGTATAATGTCCATTATCCAAACTCCTGAACAAGTGTCTGTTTAACTCCAGACCATGAGAGACCACCGCTTGACGGCATTCCGGTTTCGAATTTACTCATCAGGTTGCCGAGTGCAGCCTCCAGTTGTGAGATCGCTAATAGCGGTTGGTCAAACTCGAATTGCCATGTGTGCTGAACCTGCTTGTTCTGTTCGGAAAAGCCTGATACGTCTATCAACTGGCGCATCAGACACCCGGTATAAATAAATGATGGTGTTAGTACCGTGTAACTACCTCCACTCTGGTTATGCATGTCGAGCGCCAACTTTAGCGCAGCGAATGTCATCCCCTTCGTTGCATATCCCCCGCCAGACGTGAATGCCGGGCGTATCATTTGCAGCAAAACCCGGTTTGGCTTATTGACGACTGAGTTCGCAGCGGTCACCAGGTTATAAAAGTTCAGATTACCGATATCCTGCTGGATCAACGTTGTACCAGCCATCGGTGTAAATGCCGCTGTCGGCCCTTTGCCAATATCCCCATGCAGAAGCCCATCAGCAACGCTTATCCCCTCTGTCAGCACAGCAATGGGCATAACGCCTCCTGGGATATCAGCAGCGATGCCATCTACCAGCAAAATTGGGGAAATTTCGAAAGCCAGTTTGAACGCCTGGCCGAGATAGTTGAGTGACATTTAGATCCTCGGAGCCAAAGTTATGCCTTTCACCTGGGCACTAATATCTGAGCCTGGTTTCTGGTCAACTTGCAGAGTGATTGTTGCACGGTCATTTTTGCCACCGGCCCCCAAAATTGTGTTGGCGGCTTCAAGTTGGCGCATGATTCCAGGATGTTGTTCTGTTGCCCCCTGCACCTGAGGAAGAATTTTGAGAAGATAATCTACGGTCTCTTTTTTCAGACTGAGATTACCATCTTCATCAATTTTTCCACCGTTATAGCTGGTCAGCATCTTTGCCACATCGCCCTTATAGCGCTTGTTTAGATCATTGAGATACCGTCCCGCAGCTACCGTGGCTTTATTCGGGTCATAGACATCGTTACCAATAAGTCCGTAGGCTTTTGCAGTCCCTGGCATAAACTGGAATAGCCCCGCGGCCCCACTCGATTCATTCAGCGCCAATGGATTCCAGGAGGACTCCTTTTGAGCAATGGCTGGCATCAACCCGTTCGGCAGATTTACAGTTTTATTGACAGCTTCAACAAATGTCTGGACGTTAGTTTTTAAGGCATCCGGCATCTGATATTTTTTGTGGACGTCGCTTTCTTTAAAGTATTCGCCTGTGTACTGGTTAGTCATCGGATTTGCGCCCGGTAAATTACCTCCCAAATACTTATTACCGAAATCCACATACGCTGAATTGGCGCCATCTGTTCCCACGCCAGCCCCATTTAGGTTTACGCCTGGAACGTTGCCGGCAATCCACTTAATTGCCTGGCCAAGTGCGGTGACAATGGCCCTCACACAATCAGCAAACGTCTTAAGGTCTGACTGAAAGTCATCGCCCCCCAGCCAGTCCCCTAACTTTTGTAGGCCGTTGGCGAGTGTATCGAAGAGTGCCTTACCGTTCCGACCATTAAGAAAGCGGTCGATGCTTGTGGTTAGATTGTCAGAGATGCGTCCAATTGGACCACTGAGACGGGCAAGCGCTTTCAGGAATGAGTTGCCTATCCTATCGGCGTTGTAAGCAAACCTTGCTGACAAATCCTGATAGCTCTGCTGAGTACTTGTCCCCATGTTCTGATCGAGCTGGTTTGACTGCGCCTGGTACTGCTTATTCAGCTCCGGCAGCCGGTCACTATTAGCCAAGAGCTGGTTCGCCGTCGCAACGTCAATAATCCCCCCAAGACCTCGACTATTAAGAACAGTCTGGGAAACACCTGTTCCTTTGTACTGACTCAATAGCGACGCCACGCGTTCCATCAAATGTGGCAAGTTCTGCGCTGCGCCGTTCTGCGGATTAATGCCGAGACTCATTAACCCGGCATATTGAGGGTTAGTCGGGTCATTCTGGGCTTCTGCCAGAGTCTGTAGGATCGTGCTGGTACCGGAAATTCGAGAACCATACACATTCTTGGCAGCCTGCATCTGCCCGGTGGTAATCCCCAATCCCTGAGACGTTTTATACTGATCGGTAGCGCGGTGTGCCATGTAACCATAACCAAATGGCCCGGCTACGCTGATTGCGGCAAGCTTTGCCCCCCATGAAATGGTCGTAGTAAACAACCCCTTCAGAGTGTTGGTGGTCGCCCCAAGGGTTTTGTTGATAAGGGTGAAGGTTTTAAGTGTCCCCTGTGCCTCTTTGTTGAGGTTCTTTAGAAACTTCTCAAAACCAGTATCGCCAGGCGTTTTTTTGCCGCCTGTACCACCACCCTCCGGTCGCGTTGCCGGGGGGGATGCCGTAGGAACGGGAAATGTTGGAGTAGGTACCGGCTGCGGCGCTGCTGGATATGGCAAACCACTTGGTCCGATACTCAGTGCATTTTTAAATTTGTCGGCGATCTCCTGGAGTTTCTGGATCTTTTCGTCGCTGAAATCCAGTGTGAGCACCGGAAGCTGGTTTCCTGACATCAGAAAATCCCCCTCGGCTGCTTGAATTTCAGCAGCTCTCGGAGCTGAGCTGCTGTTTTAAGGCTTATTCCGGTATCAATCCAGAGTTCGGCGAATCCGATTCCGGCGCAGTAGTCGAGGATTTCACTGATGACTTGCTCTCCGTCTCGCCAGTATTCTCGGGCTGTTTGGAGGTCGGCAACGAAGCAATCCATTCCGTAAGCGTCAAGGATGAAATTGCACTGCCCCACATCCCAGCCACCTGCTCCATCACTTCTTTCGCCTGATGTGGCTTGTTTATCGACGAGACACATGTAAAAAAAACGAGTTCTCCCAACGCCTCATCAGGATCGATAACTTCGCGCTCAATGGCGACTTCCAGGGGAACGGTATCCCACCCTTTTCCCTCAACCGGGTAAACAAGGTTAGACAGACGAATAATCTCATTTACCAACGTATTCTTTACGCCACTCGCTCCATCCCAGATCCCCTGGTCCTGGCATATTTTTTCCAGCATCAGATACGCAACACGCGGCCCGGCAACGACCCCAAGCCCTTCAGAGAAAATCGCGGAAAACGTTTTACTCAAAATATAGAAATGTTGACGGTAGACCTCTTTGGAAATTGGCGCCGCATGGACATACCCAGATCCCATATCCGTATCAACAGGCAGTACAAAATTCATATTCCGTGCAATTTTCATCAGAGATCCCACATTTCGGAGTTGATGTAATAAGTGCCGGTGATGGTGATGGCCACGCCCGGTTCCCCGCCTGCAAACGACATATCCTGCACATTGGTAATAGCGGTGTTAAGCACGGTGAAGTCACCAAAGGTGCTGCTGTCGGAATAGACCTTCGCGTCACCAATTGCTGTGTTCGCTTCCCATTGTGCTTTGTACTGAGCGCCCAGAGCCTGACTACGCAGCAGGTGAACCTTCACCTGCATAATCATGTACGGCTGCGGCGACTGTACGGCCCCGGTCATTGCCGGGAGAAAATCGGTCATGTTTCCCTGAAAAATAAGTTCAACACCCTCCTTCGCAAGAAAAGACGCCGACACGTTTAGTTCAGAGTGGTCGGTAAATTTGATGCTGGCGCGTACGCGATTAAGCACGCCAACCGGGATCATTGGATTTGGCACGGTTCAACTCCTTTTAGGAAATCTGCATGGTCACGTTGATATTGAAGATGATCGAGGTAAAACCGCGCATCGGCGTATAGGTCGCCGAAAGCCCCGCGTAACGACCAATGTTGTAGTCATTCGGGTTGTCTTTAACGTAGGTTTTGAACGGGATAGCGTTGACCGGCGTTTGCCCGTTAACCAGCCCGTACGAAACGCCCGTATCGAAAACGCCTTGCGCAACCTGCTGCAGTCGGTCGATACCGTCCTGGTTGTAATACAGCGGGTTAATCGGGTTGTTGCTGCCGTTAATGACGGCGTTGGCCAACTGCATATCGACGTTGATTTGCACCCAATCCACGGAGTACCAGTACGTCATATCTTTACCGTCGCTGGTCACACCTTTTACCAGCATGGTATTAGAGATGCCGCCTTCAGCCCCGGTGTCGACGTAGTTGATGTTCTGCGCAACCATCGTTTTGAGAATGCTGTTTTTTGCCTTATTCGCATTCACAGCCTGCAGGTAGCGGAAAGCCATAGGAGGCACTTTATTGATTGGTGACGGGGACGGAGAAACAAACTCACGCATCACCGCAGCGGCGGCGTTCGTCGTGGGATAAGTATCATCAGTCATCGCGATGATAGATTTGATGCTGGAATATGGGCTGACGTAGTTCGTATCACCCAGCGTGTCTGAGAGCACGAAAAAATACTGCTTCGCTTCGTTCGCAGTGTAGAGTTTCGCCAGTGTGATGAAATCCTCGTCTTCTTTCCAGGATTCCGGTACCAGATAGGCATAGAAGCGCTTGATCGGCTCCTCCATGTAAAGTTTCAGCGCAGCTACTTCGGTTTTTACCACATCCTTTTGATAACCCAGCTCCAGCAGATAGGTGCCAACAGAATTACCCTGAGCGAAGAAAGTGTTCACCGCCGTCACCAGGTCGGTGCTGCCGCCTATGGTGAATTGCCCCACCGTCGTCGGGGAGCCGTCAAGCGTTGAGCTACTGACTGTCCATGTCAGTGAACTGGTGGTGGTTAGCGTGGCGGTATAGGTGCCGTTCCACGTCGTCGGGATGCACCCGACTATGGTGATTTCAATCTCGCTGCCAGGATCCCGGTTAATGGTCTTGCCCAGCGGTAGCGTCAGTGTGAAATCGGAACCATGAGACTGGACCTCCGCCTCAAGGGTACCAATCGCGTTATTCACCAGGTCGGTAATATCTGAATCCTGAGTGAGCAGTACCGGCTTACCCGGCTCCTGCATCGTGGCACCAAAGGAAAGGATGGCTGACATCTGCTGCAGATTAGACGGCGTAGCGCCGATTGTCTGCGAGACGTTGACTGTGACTATTTCGTAGCCCATTAGATGACCTCGTAATTGAAGATGGCTTCTTTGATGAGTTTTTGGGAGATTTCCCTCGTCGTCTGCTGGTAGTAGTTCACCTCAAAATCGACGATTTTCTTTTTCGCCAGCGCGTTGATTTCCACCTGGTTCGATTTGACGTCGACCGGGATCGGCATATTGGTGATGCCGAATTCCTCATCCTCCAGCGCCTTGTTGACCACAAAATCGACATAATCCAGGGCCATCTGGTTACTGAACCCGTACAACGTGATCCGCACTGAATCCTGAGCAAACTGATAGCGCTGATTTCTTCCCGCGTCATAGCGGGATGCCATCGCCAGCGGCATCGTGTTGCGCACATCTGCGACAATGTATGGTGGCCTCAGGTTCGACGGGACCAGAAAGGACGGGTACACGGTGGCGAACGGTTTCAGTGCCAGCCAGATTGGTGTGCTGTTAGAAATAATCTGCTCGTCGCTGATATCGTCGGGGCTGTCGATAATCTGCGACCGCATCGTGGGCAGGATCGCCATGCCGCGGTAGTGGTAAATGCCGGACTGCGTATACCGGCTTTCCATGCGGGAGAACGCAAACTGCGTCCTCTCATACTCCCCGAGGTAAATGGCATTCGGATCTTCAACGTTAAAATCATCCGCTTTTTCTATCGGCGTGAAGATGATGTTGTTGACGTCCCGCGACAGGCTTTCCGATTGTTCGGTCACTACCTGCCGGTGGAGACTACCCTTTATCGTGGCAGTAAGCGGGGCCGTAATATTCATCCGCGCAAGCTCCTGCGGCGCGATGATTGCAGCATTCACCCAGTACACGAAACCATCGAGCGGGAGCACCTGGCGCACATAGAGACGAAAGGTGATTTCCTGCCCGGATGAAATTGTTTCGACTGCAGCTTGGAGAACGGTTGAAAGTTGAGTGCCGGTATTCGCGGCAATTTCATCAAGACTCGGCATCGTTACCTATCCATGCGACAAAAGAGGATTTGAAGAGTCCGCCATCAATGAATGATGGACGACGTTCGCCGCGCTCAATCTTCAGACGGGAGTTTTTCCCTTCCAGCGCCGCCTGCGTCGGAACGCCATTAATGGACAGCCCCGCCATTTCCTCCCCTTCGAGGAAAACGTTGAACGCTTTCATGGTTTCACCCAGCAGCTCTCCGCCCGGCATCGGCGCGCCATACTGGATGTGATTTACAAGCGCCCATGCCAGCGCCTCCCCCACTTCAGCTGTGATTTCCTTCTGGTGCAGTTCCCAGAAGTGGGTGAATAGCTTGTAGCGCTCTTGCAGGTCTTCAGCGACTTCGTAAGTGGTTGCCGGGTTGTCGCCGTAGTCGTATGGAATATCGATGACACCCAGGCAGACTTTCATGGCGTGTACCCCCAGAGAGCCCCCATCTCCATAAGCACCGCTACGGCGGCACGGCCATATGGATCCTGCATCAACATCAGGTCAGCGAGAGAAAGATTGCTGAGAGCGTCGCTGATGGACATTGAGCCAGAGGTACCCTGATCTGCAGCAGAATTTACGAGCCCGTAGACAGCATTATTCAATCCCATGGTTTTCCGCAGGTCAGCAAAGTATGTGCTGGGAGGTTTATCGATGGCATAACGCAACAGCAGAGAGCCGCCAGCGTTATACACGGTGTTCGCGTAGATAATGGGCAAGCATTCCAGCCCCAGTTGTTTCGGGATTAACTCAAGCGCCGACTGAAAACAACACTGGAACGTGGGATCATCATCTGAAATGGCCGTATCAGGAACGCCCATCACGCCACGAACAAAACGGATATAACCGTCAAGCGTCGGGTGTATGGCCATTATTTTTTCACCTGGATTTTTTTATCGACTTTTGCAGGATTTTCCTGATCTTGGTTAATTGCTTCACCTTTGATTTCCATGGTAATGCCGTCCGCATTCGGCGTTTCGCCGCCCTGAATCACTGCGCTTTCAACCTGGCTGTTAAGCGTTACCGCGCTGGCTTCAAGGATTGCCTGAGACTGATCATCCTTCAGTTCCAGAAGCTGCTCTGAATTGTCGATAATTTCAGCGGGAGTTGCAGCCCCTTCAGTTGAGTAGCAGATCCCCGCGAACTCTTTTCCTACCTTGTCCTTATGCTGGAACCCATACGGCTCGTGTTGCCTGATAATGCACTCGAGCACTTCAGGGGGTTGCTCAAGTACGTGCTGTTTGCCCGATGGGATCGTAATGCCAAACGACTGTGTTTTTTCCGGCAATTTGTAATTGAAATGGTGAGCTTGGCGCGAGCAGTTGATGATGAAAAGCTTCATATTTTTTCCTCAAAAAAAAGGTAGCTAATGCTCCCCAAATTGGCTTGAAGGTGATGTTTAAAGAGTTACTGATACTTCGCTGACAGCAGCGTCACACCTTCTGGACGGAAGTTCCAGCCAGGTGTAGAGCGCATGGTGTACAGCGTGGTCAGCCCGCCATCCGGCATTGGTGAAGGGATTTCCGTCGGTGCCGCCACATCGCAGAACATGACGTTTACCGCCTGCTGGTTAGGCGTCAGAGTGGCAAAGATGTTGGTGTTGATATCTTGCCGGGCCTCAGGAACAACCAATTCAGGGTTTGTCACGATGATAAGGTCAGTTCCGCCAGCACCTTTGCCAATCAGCGTATCGTCCTGGCAGAAAAGCACTTCATCACCGTTCGCATTTTTCGCGATGGTTTTGATCATGCCGCCAGTTGTATCAGTACCGGCACCCGGGCGCTGATAGCTGGTCAGTTCAACAACCCCCGTCCATTCCAGCGCTTTCATGAAGCGTTGTGGACACAGAACGACGGTGGTCAGCGGCTGGCCCAGCAGCATCATTTTGGTTTTCTGATCAGCAATCAGCCCCAACATGAATTTTGCCATTTCACCTGCATCCCAGGTGGTGTATGTGTCGTTCCCTTGGCTGTCGCTTCCGAGGTTGAGCGTTGTTGCGCTCGGGGAGTTTGTGATCCCTTCGTTGTTAGATGCCTTCACGCCGTACAGCAGCATGTTGCGCATCTGCTGGGCATGCCCCTGACGGTTTGCCAGGCGAAGCCCATCGGTAAGAGAGTATCCCCAGCGGTTTGCCGCATCAGTATCCAGATAGCTGTACTGTGAGCGGGTGGAAATGCGATAGGTCATCATCTGGTCGTAACCGCCAGTAATAGTTGCCGACGGCAACTGACCTGGCAGAGATTGTCCTACGTGCGCCTGAGTGGTCGCACGTAGGTATTTTTGATAGACAACGAGATCACTTGAACTGATTTTTACAGTCGGTGCGGAACCCGGCAAAACATCAAACGCGCCGGAGGCCATGCTGTATTGCATAATGATTTCCGGAAGCATCATTGACGGCGAGATCGTGGTAATCGCTGGTGCGAATGCGCTCATTTCTTACTCCTTAAATTAAAAACAGGCCGCACGGCTTATCGGTAGCCCAAGTGACGTTGCCACTGGCGTCTTTTTTCACGGTTAGGTTGCCCTGCATCGAGACCATCAACAGGCTGATGTTCACCTTAGGATTGGACGAGGAAGCACTGGAATAAACGTCGATCAGGTTATTCGTCAGATCCCATACGAAACCGTCAGCGCCCACAGCTTCATCACCACTGTTCGCTAGGGCTGCTACTTCCTGGCTGACAGGAAGAGGAATTCGCGCACCCGAACCGATGCGGTAGTAATGGACAGAACCGCCAGCCAGATAAAGCGGTACCGGGTTACCCGGTGTCGTGATGCCATGATAGGCCTGGTTAACGACCGAGAAAGCGTTACACAGTGATGCAGTAGCCAGCTTAATGCGCGAACCAGCAATGTTTTCGTCTGGTTTCGCGATACATTCCAGCACGCCCACACCGCCCCAGATCGGAGCTGTGAGCGCATCATCCAGTGAACCAGAGCACAACTGCAGTCGAATAGCCGGATCATCCTGAGCATCGCCCTGCGTCAGTCCCCGCGATTCGACGTTGAACATACCCGCGAGGGAACCCTGAGTTTTGAAAGGATCGAGATTAATTGCGGCCATTGTTCAGGCTCCCTTGAGTGTTAATTTTTGACATGACGCGAGGCTGGGTCTGGAATGCAGAAAGCCACACTCGTGGATCACCCTGATACTCGGTGATGTTGCGGCCTGCCTCATCCATACGAACGCGTTTGTTAAGATGCCCCAGTGTGTTATTCATCTCATCGTCGATAGCCTTACGGGCATCGTCGTAGATGGCTTTTTCCAGGACTGTGAGCACAGCGGCGTCAGAAACGGCGCGAATATTCACATCCTTGTTGTCAGGGGAGTACTTCTGAAGGGCCATCAGGGCACGCTTACGATAATCCAGCGATTTTTCACCTGAGAAAGGTTCTGGAGAACGCTTACCGCAAGCTGAATAAGCACTGTCACAGCGTACTCGCGCTTCTGTCATCGCAGAGTCTTCGCGAGCCTTTTCTTCAGCGTCTTGCTTGGCCTTCTCCTCCGCTTCCGCTTCATCCTGCTTGGCCTTTTCTTCCTCGGCATTTTTCTTGGCCTCTGCGTCTTCAGCGTCCTGCCGTTCCTTTTCTGCTGCATCCTGCTTGGCTTTTTCCTCCGCTTCGGCTTTCTCCTTCTCCTCCGCGTCCTGTTTAGCTTTTTCATCAGCGTCTTGGCGGGATTTAATCCATTTGTCCTGAGAGTCCATTCGTGCGGACATGGCTTCAAGTTTGTTGTTTACTCCACCCAGCGCGTCGGAAACGGCCTTCTGGAGCAAGCTCTGGAGTTCTTCTTTGTCCATCTCAATGTCACCTTTGTTGGTTACTTCGATCCCCTCGGGGACCCCTTCTTTGTCCCAGACTCCGAGAGAGCCGTGGTCTTTCGTTACTACTGCAATGTGGTCGAGCAGGAAAGGAACCCCTTCGATTAGGAGGTTTGAATCTCCTTCAGCTCGTTCTATACAACCTGATTCACCCCCAAAAATAACCGCTGGGCTCGTAGAGGTTTGTTCATTGACGATTTTGTCTACAACCTCTTTCACGTAGATCCTGACAATCGCCCAAACCTCATCTCCCTTGATGTAGGGGAGCATCACGCTACCGACACAGCGTTTTTTGAATTCCTCCTCACTCATTGGGGCCTTCTCTGCGTGGTCCCAGAGAACTGGCAACCCGTTACAGCGGAGAAGGAATCCTTCATTGAGATAGATGTCCGGGTCCCGCCATACGAATTCCTTCTCTCCATAGCGATACGCAGCACCTGTCCCTGTGATACGCATGTTCACCAGCCACATGTTCGAGAACTTAACTGGCGACGCCAGGGTGCCATCGCGGATGTACTGCGCGGCTTCAAACTCGGTTAAATTCACGCTTTCCCTTCTCCGTTAAAAATTCGATGGGCAGTTTCTGAGGTGCATAAATCGGGAACACCTGGCAACTGCAGAAAACCTCTTCGCCGGCCGCCGTGATTTCGTCATAAAAACCGTGCACGGGTTTGATCAGCCTCTGTTCCACGGCCCATGAGTCCCTCAGCAGGTAAATCAGCGTGTCGCGGTCTTTATGGTCAACGCGATAGTTGTAACCGGGCCGCCGCCAGTTCGAGTGCCAGCGAAACGCGATAGCGCCGCTCTGCACGGAAAGCAGGTATTTCACATTGCTAGCGAGTTTGTGGCCTTGGTCTATCGCTACCCGGCGACTGATGAAATCGAGATCGGAAACGGATTTACGTATCGCCTGTTTCTGCGCGTTTTTGTCGATTTCACTAACGCCGTCCGGCGGTATTGATGTCACCCATCCCTGAAAACGCTGCACGGTGCGCTCAATCGCCTGGTCCCGGTTCAACTGAATCAGGTTGGCGCTGGAAAAGATCCTTTTATTGAGTTCTTCGCGGAACTGCGGTTTCAGCTTATCGAGGGTGACTTTCGTGGGGCCGTCTGGCGGCTGGTCTTTCAAAGCGCCACCGTCAACGACGAGGCGGCTGTATATGGCGGTGAGGTGCTTTCGAGCGACTTCCGGGCTGGGCGATTCCCTAGTGGCGGCAACTCGCAGCTTTCGGGACCATTCAAGCAATGACTTTTCAGAATCCCAGCCGTTGTTGACGTAGTAGTTAACTGCGTCTGTCAGCACCTCATAGAGGCTCTTAATCTTCCTCTTATTCCCCGCCCGGCTGGTTATCGCCATTTGGTAGATCCTGCGGTGGTGGAGGGATGTAGTTCGCCAGTGCCTCTTTATCGATGATAAGAGGCACATCCCCATAGGTCTGGGTGGCGTTCACTATGCTGGTCAGCCAGTCGGCTGCAGTCGCTCTGTTCTCAGGATCGAGGTTTTGGCTCAATGCTGTATAAAGCGCGGTTGCCTGCTGAATGACTTTACTGTCGCTTTCGCGGCGCTTGTCTGGTGACTCCTCAACCAGCTCCTGCCACTTAGCAGTGAATTCTCGGCGCCACATGAAAAAGGTGGTTTGGTAGTCATCGGTAATGATGTCCGGGAAATCATTTTTCAGTGAATTGAAGAAATCTTCACTCCAGGCGATGTACTGGACCAGTTTTTCGAAATAATCCATAACGGGTTCAATTTGCTGCCGAACACCGTCGATGTACTGACTCACGGCCTTTGAGTCCTCAGAACCTTCCCCCCAACCTTTTGAGAATGCCTCTTCTTTGATGAGAATTGAGGGCACGTCACTGCCGGATGCGATATCAGAAATGATGTTGTCTCGTGAGGCATTAAGGGCCCCATCGATGTTCTGCAGGTTAAGCGATTCGACATCATCTTTGTCGCCGACGCTGATCACCCCACCGTTACGGGCGATTTTGATGATCTCGCGCTTAACCTTCGTGGCGGCAGCCATAATCCCGGAAAGTACAGAACCGTTCTGAGCCGTCTTCGCAACCAGCACGCCAGCCTTCTGGCTTACCATGTCATTGGCGGTCATTGTGCCAATGTAACTTTTCATGGGGTATAGGACTCGCTGGAATACGCTGCGCCCGGTGAATCCGAAGGTTGAATTCTGATATTCAAGATAAATCGGCGTGCCGTTGAATACCTTCAGCGTGCGTGATGGGTGCCAGCTTTTCCCGTTAATTTTGAGCGTTTTTTTCGGCTCCTGGAAAAACGGGCTGTTTGGGTTCTGATCCGTAACCATTGACCCAGCAGCATTAAGCGGATCCCAGACGTTGATATAAACGTCGTCCTCAGTAAGCCCAAAACCCGGCAGCTCGTCTTTGCAGGACACCGACGTGGTACCAACACCGATTGCCGCAGCGCCATAGCAGCGGGAGACGAAGAAGAAATTTTTGATCTTCTCGTTCACTTCCATGCGTTCCCATACTTCCTGGAAACGCCGCACCACGCGTTCGTCGGGGTCCGTGTCAACGCTGTATTGCCGCTGTTTGCACATCGCCATTGATATGGGTTTTTCTACCAACTTTCCGCCGAGTGGATGGTACTGCCAAAGAAGCTTACACAACTCATAGCCGACGTCGGTACCGGGCTGAATTTCTTCAGAGTCCAGAATTTTCGACAGCTGCGAGCTGAGACCGCTATCAAGCTGAATCTCTGCCATGGGTCTTCCTGTCTAAAGTGCTTCGTAGTTCCCGAACGCGATGATCAGGCCATACGTGTAGCAATCGAAAAGGTCGTCTGCGCGTTTGTGCGCTTTAGGGTCGGCCAGGTGGAACCCGGCGACTTGTTTCATGAGGTGGTTAGCGGTGGCCTGTTTGAAATTCACCGTCTTTTCGTGGGCTTCGCGAGTGATTTTACACTTGCCCAGATAGTGATGGCCTGATGCCAGCACTCCGCGTTCGTCTTTGCCCTTCCCGGTCAGCGTCGATTTGATGGGTTGCATCTGCCACCCCTCGGTCTCTGCCTTCTGGTTAAGAATGGCGCCCATTGCGGCGTCTTCCATGAACACGCCCTGGCTTCCCAGACGCGGACGGCATAACTTCGCCAGACGCTCCAGGTTGTCGTAAACACCGGGCATGTACTCCGGTAACAGCGACGCTTTGATCTGGGTGATGTCATAGTCGATGATGGTCAGACGCGGCTCTGTGTACGTCTGCTCGTAAGCAAAGTAGACAATGCCAGTACCATCGTTCTCGGTCCCACCTTTCAAGGCTGTATCCATTACCGCGAATATCATGTCGCAGGTGGTCGGCATAGCTACCGGCTTGCCGTCCTCCAGCCACTTGTCGATATCCAGCAGCGCGTCTTTAGACCAGTCCACAAACTCAGCCAGAAATTCCTGCTGGAACACGCGGGGATCGTTCGCCTCGCGTTCCTTCTCCAGTTCGTCCGGCGGGACGTATGGGTTGCTCGATGTCGGCGCATGGTGCTCGTGAAAGCCCAGCGATTTGTCGTTGCAGACCGCATAGAAAAAGTTCTTGTCGTCGTTACCGTTCGGTGTAGAGAACACCCACGCACGACCGCGACGAGTCAACAATGTTGGTTTAATCGACTTCGGCCAGATTTCCTCCAGCATTTCCGGCGATTTTGTGAATGCCGCTTCGTCGATCAGCACCACATCGTATTCACGCCCACGCCCTGCAAGCGGGTTGTTGTTCGTAACCCAAAAGTCAATACGACCCTTGTTCTTCAGGATGATTCGCCCGTCGCTGCGGGATTTGCTTTTGATAAGCGGCAGCAGGGCTTCTTCCAGATAATCGAAGATTTCTTGCTGCTGGCGGTATTCAGCGGTGAATATACCGACTCTGCCACCCTGTAGACGTTCGCCGCCCGTCTCTTTGAACAGTGATGTGGCGTAAGAAATGGCGATGTTGCCCAGGATGGCGGTTTTACCCCAGCGACGACCGCATCGGACGACGTTGTACTGGTGCTGGCTGCCCTCTGTCCAGACGCGAGACTGCGCGGTGTGAAGCTTTTTGCAGAATATCTCAGCCATTATTCTGCCTCCCCGTCGACATCCTCCTGCGTGGGCTGCACCGCACCTGGCACCTGCAGTGCGTTATGCACAATGACCAGATTATTTTCGTTCTTACCGTTACGGATGTTCTCAATCTCAACCTGCAGCTTCTCGTTACGCAGCTTCAGACCTTCCAGTTCCAGCGCTTCTTTGTTTGTAGAAGGTTGATCACCGCCAGCCGGCAATGTCCCGCGAGTTGCTTTGAGATACGCAAGTAGTTCCTTTCGAGCGGCCTCCGGACTGGCAATCTTCATCTCCAGCCCGTTCATGGTTTCTTTCACGCCCAGATAACCCCATCGAGCAGGACCATCGAGCATTGTGGAATCAGCAAAAAATTGCTGCCCTATCCCTTCGCCAAAACAGCGGGGGCATTCGGGATGAGGGACAGCAGAACCAACAAAGCCAATGCCACCAAATTCAGGTGGCGAACTCTCGTTTTTCACTGCCAAATCGCATGCCCGCTCATATTCGTCCATGTCGTTCCACTGGTACTGGTGGTCTTCACCCCAGCAATAGCGGCAGTTGACGCGACGATATTGAGTCAGTTCGTTCGGGTCCATCGAGGCGATAGAGGAAAGCTGGTGAATGATTTCCGCCTCGGTGAGAGCAAGGCGTTTCTGACGGCGGTCGCGCAGCCATCGGATGGCTCTTGCAACCTTAGGATTTCTTAGGAGCTGACTGGCGGTCACATAGGCCGCATTTCCCTCAGATTTGTACCCGGCCAAACGATACGAATCGACCAGTGATTTCCCCACGGCAACATTCTCGGCAAATTTTGCCTGCTGTCCGGAGATGCCGAATTCATCAGGATCGAAGACCTCTTCCAAATCGTCCGACAGAATTTTTTCTGAAATTTTTTCAGGATTTTTTTTCGAAGTTTTTTCAGCCCGTTTATGCGCAGTTTGCGCACCATCTTTTTGCGCAGTTTTTTGCGCAGAATTGCGCAGTTGAGATTGCGCAGTTTTAGGAGGCTTTTTGATGTACCGCCGGGCTGTGGCGTAGTTGAGTCCATTCGCATCGCACCATGCCGCCGGAGAGATTCCGGTTCGGGAGTATTCAGCGATGAACTTTTGCTGTAGTGACCCCCAATCCGGTTTACTCATCAGTTATTCCTGGTTTTTCTCCACCTTCAACAACTCGCGGAGAGCAAACGCATCACCTTCCCTTGCGAGTTTGTAGAGCGCCGTTCTTAATTCAGCTTCGCCTTTGGCTCTGCCTTTTCGAATACTGGTGTAAAACGCTTGCAACTGGTCTTTGTCCCGCTTGATGGTGTCGAAATCGATATCCAGAGCATCGGCGATTTGTTGCGCTGTCATGCGGCAGGCAGCCAGTGCCTCAATCTTCGCCTTGTCGTACAGGATCCGCTGACTCATCAGGTTCTTCCTCCAGCTTCTGAAGCGCCAGTTCGGCGATAGTCTTCAGTGCTTCGGCGGTGTTGATGATGTTCAGCTTGCTCTTGGCATCGATTACAGCTTTGAAGACCAGATCAAAGTCGCTGGCGCGTCCCGCAACAATCAGGCGGTCTTTCGCCTTTTTCCCTATTTTTTCCAGCGCTTCAATAAACAGGGTTTTATCTTCCGGCAGGAAGGCGATCACCATATCTTCATAGGTAGGCTGAACAAACGAGAGAGTTTGCACCTCAACGTCGGTGATTTTGAAATCATCGTCGGTCAGGCCAGAGTAGAGTTTCAGATCGAGACTGTTTATTGACTCATACAACTCCCGGAGGATATTGCTGTCATCCTTGCCCTTGATGGCGTTGTGACTGAGCTGAATCGCCTTCTGCTCGTCTTCCGAGAGTTCGCTAATTATCTCGATAACGTCGGCTTCTTCCAGCCCGGCTTTTATCGCGGCCTGGGTACGGTGGTTACCTGACAGTACCGTTCCCCGGTAGACAACCGGGAGACTGGTCAGCACACCGTCTTTTTTGATGTTGTTCACCAGACGGGTAAATTCGTCCGGATCCATGTAATGAGCATTCTTCTGCAGCAGTTGCAGGTCGGCCAGCGCCACGCGTCGTATAGCGGTTTCAATTGGCATATTTTCGGTACCATTCTTTGAAGATTTCCTGCGGCGACTGCTCACGAACCACAGACGAATAATTCAGGAACCCTTCTCCGCGCTTTGCCAGCTTATAGATGCCCCGGTATTTCATTGATACTGGCTTTGTTGTAAATGCCGTCGTGTACACTGACTGGATGTCGATGACGTACTGACGATTTACGTGGGAGATGACGTCCTGGCTGGTTGCCAGCATGGGAATGAGCTTTGCCAGCTTCCGGTACCGCGACGTGGAAAAGTCGCTCAGCATGTAGATGTTATGGATTTTGTCGCCATATTGCGCCATAGAGAAAATGAACGCTCCAGCGAGCATGCCGTCCACCAGCACCGCGAAGTTCATCATCCCCGCTTTGTGGTTGATGCCTTTCGCCAGATAAATATTTTTCAGGAAATTCAGTTGCTGTGCGTTAAGCAGCGCAATCTCTACTTTGCTGTCGCCGGTGATGGCATCAGCATCCATCAGTCGGTACCTGAACGGTTGAGACTTTTTTGCCTCCCGGCGAAGTGATGACCGGGCATCATTAGCGTACATGTAAATCGGCTTGTTGCTACCGGCGAACATGATGCGCGGCTCAACGTTTTCCATCCGACGGTCGGAGACAATCGCGAAGCTCTGGTTTTCATCCATTAGCCGGGTGATTAGCATCTCAGTGTTATCCGGATCCCACACTCCGTATGACGGGGCATCCCAGGTGACGCTGGTGTTTACGAATTTGTAGATGTTTTCGTATCCACCTTTGTACGTCGGCGCAAACATGATCACGGTACCGTCATTCTCCCGCGCCGCCTCAATCTGATGCTGGAAGTCGCCAGCATAGAATCCGTCGATGGTGAATCCATCGGCGTAGCGCAGCAGCTTCTCTTTCTCGATGCGGTGGTAGTCAGGCAGATTCCGCATGATGTGAGCAAAATGCGCCTGGCTATACTGATTGGAGCCTTTGAACCGGGCCAGTGTTATCGCGAGGCAAATTGCAGAGGTGTTAGCCACCGCATCACCGCGCAACTGGTTGAGTGGTTCGAGCCGTCCTGAGAACTCCACATCGAGGGTCTGCCCGGTCAGCAGATTGCCGACGGCGCATGACAGCAGCGATACGTCATTGCCATACACCAGCTTATCGGGCATCAGGTTTTTGATAGCGTGCTCAGTGCGGAATGAACCGGAACAGCCGATGTACACGCGGGGTTTGAGGTGAATGTTTCCCAGAATCTGGGTGATTAATTTTTTCGGTATTGAGCCAATGAACATAAAGTGCCTTTATGCTTAACGTGATGAAAAATAAGAGCTTTTTCATGTAAAACACTGTACTTAGAGGCGTAATTTGATAGGATTAATACATAGAGAAAACAATCACTTACAGAAATCCAGGAGCCACAAATGACCTACGCAATCATGAGCAAAAAAACCTACGCAAGCGCCATCAACGCAGAACGTGCCTGTGCGAAAGACGGTAAAAAATTCGTTAAAAATCACCAATTGCCAGACGGTCGCTGGTGCTATATGTTCGAACCTACCTTCATTGCGGAATAAGCTGAAATGAAAACTTCCAGTTTTTTCACTTTCAAAGGAGACGGGCGAATCAGTATCGCCCGTTTTGCGCCCCGAAATGTCCCGGCTGGATATCACACATTCAAAAAGCTGGCGCCTGGCGACTGGTTTAATTCGGTTTCGACTTCCCGCTATATCGAGCTGTACGAGCGCGAAATACTGGCGAAGTTGAATCCTGAGCAGACGTGGAATGAGCTGCACCTACTGGCTGGCTGTGAACCAGTGCTTTTATGCTGGGAAAAACCAGGGGAATTTTGTCACAGGCAGTTGGTTGCCCGGTGGTTTCGGCGTGAGTTGGGGATCGCAGTTGAAGAATACGATCCCCGCGCCACACCTCAGATGGATATGTTCTAAGGCATCGCCGGGGAAACCCGGCTTTTATTTGAAGACAAATTTTTTCTCAAGAATATCTATTGCACGGTTACCTAGATCCTTACTCTTTATTTTACCCAACATGTAATTAGCATGATTGTCATAAATAAAGTTCCAGCTTTCCTTAACTATTTTGTCTTTTTCCAGCAATCCTTCCAACGCAATCCATGCAAAATGACAAGCTCTAAGCCTAACCTTTAAAGTTTCAAGGTTTTCATTCAGATTTGGTGTTTTAGCTCCTTGTTCGAGTTCCTTGGGGCTATGACCTAAAGAGTCGGGCAACTGAACGAGCACATATACGTATTCTGCAATTGCCTGCTTAAAAAGCATCTTGGCTTTTAACTCATCCTGCTTGCGCCAACGCATCATCGCCCAAGCAGCAACAATTACAGCTAAAGCTGTAAATATCGCAGATATCGAAGCCCATACATTTGCCCAATGCGCATGAGTGATACCCCACAAAATCCTCCCCCACTCACAATCTAAAATCAATTCCCAAACAGCCGCTAAGTTCATGTTACCCCCTGATTTAAGGAGACTATTCTACCCTTTAAAAGCATAATTTCCGACACTCACCTACCAAAAGTACTGCTATCTGGGGGACGGATGTACCCTACAGATATCGAGATGTCTCTTGTGCAATACGTATTCCGGTGTACGCATACCCGGCATCAGTGGGGTGGACATTATCTTTGCTGGTATAGAGCTGTTTGTTCCCTGAATTCACCCAGTTATTTACATCAATAAAAGTTATATTCAGTTCTTCACATAGCTCCATTATTGCTCCTCGAATGAGGTTCAGATTTGTGGTGCTGCCTATGGGAGTTGCAGGCCCAATATTTATTATTTTTGCTCCAGGACAGTGTGTCCGAACCACATTAACTGACGCTCTGAAATTCTGCCTAAGCAGTTCAAGGTTGTTTGCACCAGCGTCGTTATACCCCATAGAGAAAAATACGAAATCGGGCTTTCTTGTTATCGAACTCAATTTCATTTCCACTCGTTCAGGAGGTCTCCTTCCATCCTGAATAGACGTCCATCCAGCGCCACTGATACCGTCTGCAATACCGTCTATACCCAACGCATCGCACATAATGCGAAATCCATTGAATGACCCCTGGGTCGCACCCACTCCTACTGTGTAGGAATCACCAAGTTGCCATGCAAGCATTTTCCTAACTGAGTCAGGACGCCATACACAACACCAGGCTTCAGTGTTAATACCTCCAAATCCAGTATTAATACCACATAATCTGTACTTCCTGATTGCCCTGACTCCCTGCCAGTCAACAATATACAAATATGGCGCGCCGGAGGTATCCGTTTTTATCTGCTGAGAAGAAATACGCTGGTCATTAACATACAGGTCTCCCTGGTAATTACCGCCTACCAGACGAAACTCAATAAGATCGGAGTCCGAATAAAACTCAATTACCATTTGCGTCCCGTTCTGTATGCCGTTCCCGCGGTAACCTGGTGATGAGTCTTTCGGGTCATATCCGGTATATTCAAACTCTGATTCATTTACACGCGAATGCTGGACCACACCAGAAATCATCGTCGCAATCCCTGGGTTCCAGGTCACTGTAAATGTAGCCCCACTACCGCTACCACCCGAAACACTTATCGGAGATGCAGGCGGAGTTGTGTAGATGCCAGCCACTTGAATGCTTGCCGACGTGACAGAACCAGATTCATTCACAGCTACTACACGAATACGGCTAACTGAAACGGCATCACCACCAACTACAGTCAGATACTCTCCTTCCACATAACCAGACCCACCATTGACTATGGATACACTCGCCATTCCTGTGCCTTTGGTGAGGGTAATGTTCGGTCCATCTGTCATAACAGGGACTGGTGTATCTCTCAGAGGCATTGCGCTTCTAAGTAATTTTAACTCGCTGCCACTTCCGCCTGCGGGATCCGGAAAAAACATCGGCATGATTAATACCTCGCTGCGCTAAATGGAACCGCAGCATCTGCGTAAACGCTCACGGAAAATGGAGAAGAGAACTCATAGTAAGCACCAGGAGGAAGAGCGTAACTCCCTGCTCCTGAAGTCGCTTGCTCACCCGTATCGTTGATCCAGATAGTCTCGCTGTTACTCAAATTCTGGATCCGGTATAAACGCGTAGGAATGAATGCAGGAATTACCTCCAAGGAAGTTCCAGCAACCGTATGTCCACTATAATCAGTTAGCTTGTTTGCTGGGGATGCTACAACGCTAGCCCTAATCATGAGTTACTCCATTTACTTTGTCGTAGGTTCGTTCGCAGGTGCTGCCGGCGACATAACGCTCATCAGCCTCTTTTGCGAATTTTCCCGCCAGATTGTCAGCTTCGCTAAGCAACTGGGCGAGCAGTATTCCGGCCTGGGCTTTTGCCGCGCTTGCTGCTGCAATGGCGGAAAGGCGGCCTGTTTCACTTCTTGCGAGTTTCCGCTGTACTGCGGTGAGCTGTTGTTGCAACCCGTCACCAGCACGCTTAGCAGCGTCAGCATCAGCCTGTATTTTTGCCAGTTCTTCATCGGCTTTCTCTCGTTCCTCATCAACGGCATGCTGGCGGCGCTGCTCTTCTGCTCTTTCGGTTACTTCACGCTGCAATGTGATGGTCGCATCAGTAAGGTCACGTTGCGCCCACTGCAATTTCCAGTATGAGTCCGCCTCCTTATACCCGCGTGAATAACACCAGTACGCTGCCGCGAATATCAAAAAAGCCACCAGCAGTATTTCTACAAGTGGCTTCCAGTAAGCCTTCACTGGTCTATCCCCCAGCACGTCAACGCGCTTTCCTGGTCTCGTCGCTCTACCTGTCCATAGCACCCATTTTTCTGGCCTTTGGTCAGGCGACAATCACGGCCACCGTCTTTAATCCACCAGCGAATAGCTTCACAGGCTCCTTTACGGTCGCCAGCATTAATTCGCTTATAGAACGTGGACGGGAAACATTTTCCGGGGCCGATGTTATATGGGCAGAAAGAAGCGATACCCGCTTTCTGTGGTTCGCTCAGTGGTACTTTGATATTTCGGTCAACCCACGCCAGCGCTTTATCGCGTTCAATGGCGTTTACCTGGGTGCATTTCTCAGCTGACAGCTTCATGCCCTGCACTACAGGCCTGCCATCAACCATCGTGGCACCACGACAAATGGTCCATATACCAGAACCGTCCTTGTACGCTGTTGTGCTATTACCCTCTTTCTCATCCAGAAACTGATCGAGAATCACAGGTGCGGAAGCCCCGGCAAGAATCAAACCAACGACCGCTGCGCTCAGTTTATTCTTCAGCTTTAGTGATATTGCCATTAAGCCGGTCCTCCCTTTCCTTTTTCCTGTAATACCAGTTCACTGCACAGGTGATTACCGTGCATGCGATACCGACAATAATTGCCCAGTCGCTCAGGCTTAACCCTGCAATTCTGTCGGCCAACATCCAGGACACCTCTTTTGCTGTTTTTGCTGTTTCGGCATATGCCTTCGCTGATACACCGCAGCCGGTCAGCGTGGTGCCTGTTCCATA